CCCTTGATCGTCTGCCGCAGTAAATCCGGTGGCGCACATTTATTCTTATTTTTTAAAGACTTTGTAGACGCCGAAAAGGTGCAGTTGAAACTGAAAGAACTTGCCAGCGAACTGGGCTATGCAGCCAACACGGAGATTTTCCCCAAGCAGATCAAGCTTCTGGTTGACCGTGGCGATACCGGAAACTTCCTGAACCTCCCCTACTTCAAACAGGATGGAGGGTTGCGCTATGCATTCAACCCGGATGGCAGCGCCGCCACTCTTGAAGAGTTCCTGGACATGGCCGAAGCCATTGCCATTACCCAGGAAGAACTCGACGCACTCCTGTACAAGACAGAACCCAAAATAGACGAGCGCCTCAAGGACGGCCCTCCTTGCTTACAGGCTCTTCTGCGACAGGGCTTCCCGGAAGGCACCCGCAACAACGGCCTCTTTAACGTGGGCGTATACCTACGCAAGTCGAGCCCCGACGATTGGGAAAAGAAGATCCTGGAGTACAACCAGCAAGTCTTTAATCCACCGCTTGATCTTAAAGAAGTCAACGTGGTAGCCGACCAAGTCAAAAAGAAGGACTACCAGTACAAGTGCGCCGACCAACCCATCTGCAATTTCTGCAACAAGGACTTATGCCGCAGCCGCAAGCATGGCGTGGGGGGAGGGACGAACACTCCAACCGTAGCCAACCTCCGTAAGTATGACAGCGAACCGCCGCTATGGTTCCTCGACGTGAACGGTTCTCCGGTTGAACTGGATACCGAAGCCTTACAGAAGCAGCCGCGCTTTCAAATCCTATGCATGGAGCAAATCAATTTCATGCCGCGCACCATGGCGAAGCAAGCTTGGGAAGCGGGGATGAACAACCTCCTCAGTCAAATGGTGCAAACAGAAGGAGCGGTTATTTCCACGCCAGATGATACCAGCTTACGCGGCCAGTTCTATGACCTCCTTGAGGAGTTCTCGACGCACATGCAGACGGCACTGGATAAAGAAGAGATCCTTCTGCGCCGCCCGTGGACGGATGAAGAGGAAGGCCGCACCTATTTCCGGCTCAAGGATTTTGAGGCGTTTCTGAAACGCAACAAGTTCTTTGAATACAGATCAAACAAGATTGCCCAGCGCCTACGCGACATGGATGGCCGCGCCGAACAGTTCCGCATCCAAGGGCGCACCGTTCGTTGCTGGTCAATACCAGCGTTCGCCAAGATTGAAGAAGACTTTAGTTCAAAATTTGAGGATGAGGACGTACCGTTCTAAAGGAGGAATCATGCACGGTGACATCGTACCCATACATTGGCAAATCCTACTGCGCGAGATACGACAGGAGGCCGGTCTAAGCATGGTGGCATTAGCCAAGAAAGCCAACATGCCGCAACGCACAATTGCCGAATACGAAAATGTCAAAGCTCCGCGCCACCTGTCTATATATAAAGTAGAGAAAATCCTTAACACGTTGGGCTATGAGGTGGATTTTTTCCTCAAGTCAGACGGCCCACGGGTCATACAAAACCGCCCGTCGCATGTTTAGGTATTTTGGTCCTCCCGGTACGGGAAAGACCACTACTTTGCTCAACCAAGTGGATGAACTCCTGGTTGGTGGAATGCCGCCAACCAGCATTGGCTACTTTGCATTTACCCGGAAGGCGGCGCACGAGGCCCGTGACCGCGCCGTCAACCGCTTTGGGCTGGACCCGGAAAACGACTTCACCTATTTCAGAACCCTGCACAGCCTAGCCTTTCTACTTCTGGGCCTGAACAACTCCGACATCCTGTCCGATTCCAACCTCAAAGAATTTGGAAACACGGTAGGCGTTGACCTGTCTTCTACAAACGAAAGCGTGGAAGACGACGGCTTCAGCATTTTGCGCTCCAACCATCCCATCATGCGCTGCATAGACATAGCACGGAACACGCTCCAAGGGCCTGAGTACGCATACAACTTTTGCAATCTTCAAATGCCGCTCTACGAGTTTGAACACCTGTTTAAAGAGTACCAGAGGTTTAAATTATCTCAGGGTTTAAAAGATTTTACCGATATGATGGTAGACTTGTCGGCCAGTGCGGGGCATATTCCATATTTCCAAGTAGTTTTCCTAGATGAGGCCCAGGATTTGACCCCGTTGCAGTGGCAAGTTGCCAACCAATTAGATGAGCGCAGTGACCGGATGTATGTTGCTGGCGACGACGACCAAGGCATCTACAAATGGGCCGGGGCCGACATTGATCATTTTATTGGTCTCTCTGGTGGGTCAGAAGTCCTGGAGCAATCCTACCGCATTCCCCGCTCCGTTCACCGCGTTGCCAATTCTGTGGCGTCCCGTATCCGCAACCGTCAAAAGAAGCACTGGAAGCCGCGCACCGAAGAAGGCTCTGTCACACGCATTTATGATCCGCAAGGCTTTGATTTTGGAGACGAGAACTGGCTGGTCATGGCTCAAGCCAATTACATGCTCGACGCCGTGGCCGCAGAGATGCGCTCCACGGGACAATTCTTTGAGCGGTTCAACAAGCCTTCTCTCAGCAAGAAGGTGCGTGACGCCATCAGTTCCTGGAACCATCTCCAACTTAACAAGGGGCATGAGGTGTCCCTGAAGGATGCACAAAACCTGTACCGTTTTATTTCCAGCGGCGACGGCAAGCTGATGCGCGGCGCTAAGAAAATGTTGAGTGGTGCTAATGACCAGGACTTGTTTACGTTGGGCATCTTGCGCGAGCACTTTGGCTTACAGCTTCCGGACGTACCTTGGGACAAGGCGCTTGACCGCATCCGTGATGAGGACCGGGCTTATGCGACGGCTCTCCTCAATCGGGGTATCAACATATTCCAAAAACCGAATGTGAGATTGTCCACCATTCACGGAGCCAAGGGCGGCGAGGCCGACAACGTCCTCCTGTTCACGGACCTGTCCGGAAAAGCTCTGGAAGACATGGAGCGCAATCCCGACGACGCCCACCGCGTTTTATATGTGGGCATTACACGAACCAAGCAGAATTTAGTTTTAAAAATGCCAGAGGATTCACAGAGAGGGTGGGCAATATGAAAAACGAAGAATTTAGAGTGATCATTGAAAGTCCCTACAAGGGCTTTGATTTACTGGATAACATTGATTACGCACGGCAGTGCATGTGGCATTCGCTGTTGCAAGGCGAGTCTCCGTTCGTGTCGCACTTACTGTACACGCAAGTGCTGGACGACAACATACCGGAGCAGCGCGAGATGGGCATGACCCTGGCGCGAAACTGGTACGGTGTAGCTGACCTCTGTGCCGTCTACACGGACAGAGGCATTAGCTGGGGCATGGAGCAGGGCATCGAATACGCCAACTCCATAGGATTGAAAGTAGAGGAAAGGTCATTAGATGACGGCGAAAACAATACTGGAAAAAGCTATAAAGCTGGTTGGAGGTGACCGCTCTGCTACCCACGGTAGTATGTGGGAAAACCACGAAAACATAGCGCGGTTGTGGAACGGTTACTTATGGAACGTCGAAAAGATTTCTGCTTCCGACGTTGCGAATTTAATGGAACTTTTAAAGGTTGCCAGACGTAAACTGGGCTCGTTCAATCCGGACGATTACGTGGACGGCGCGGGGTACTCCGGTGTCAGCTACGAGTGCAGACTAGCGGAGTTGGAAGATGAAACAGAATCTTAAAAAACCCAAGTGGGGCGTCAAGACCGAATGGGTTCCGGTGGACGAGCTTCCTCCTACCCCCAGCGCCGTCAAGGAAATTGCAATAGACCTGGAGACCAAAGACCCACGGCTCAAGAGCCATGGTCCCGGCTGGCCCACGGGCAACGGCGACGTAGTAGGAATTGCTGTTTGTTATGAAGGGTTTAACGCCTACTTGCCTTTTGGGCATGAGGGCGGCGGCAACCTTGACCGCAAGATTGTCCTCAAGTGGTTTGAGAAAGAGATAGCCAAGCACCCCTCCGATAAGATTTTTTACAATGCCGCCTACGACGTAGGCTGGCTCCGGCGCATTGGCATCAAACCGCAGGGCCGCATCATCGACGCCATGCTGGCCGCACCTTTGTTGAACGAGAACAGGTTCAGCTATTCCCTCAACGCCGTCGCTTACGACTACATGGGTGAGATGAAATCCGAAGCCGCACTAAGAGAAGCGGCGCAAGAATTTGGCGTAGATCCCAAGGGAGAACTGTACAAGCTTCCCGCCACCTTTGTCGGAGAGTACGCGGAGGCTGACGCACGGCTCACGCTCCAGCTTTGGCAGACGTTCAAGGCAGAGCTTACAAAAGAAGACCTGTGGCAAGTGTTTGATCTGGAATCGGAAGTGCTTCCGCTTTGCATTGACATGACGTGGCGTGGGGTACGGGTAGACTTGGAGGAAGCCGAACGATTGAAGCAATCTCTCATTACCCACGTCAAAAAGATTCTTTCTGATATTAAAAAGCAAACCGACTACGACATTGAGTTGTGGGCTCCGGCGTCTATTGCCAAAGTGTTCGACCAATTGAAGATCCCCTATGGGCGCACCAAGACAGGACTGCCGTCTTTTACTAAGAATTTCCTAGCCCAGCATGAGCATCCCATTGCCCAGCAAATTGCAGAGGCGAGAGAGTACGACAAGATTGGCAATACCTTTCTGTCGAGCATATTCCGCTACGCGGAGAAGAACCGCATTCACGGCCATATAAACCAGCTACGGTCAGAAGGCGGCGGTACGGTATCGGGCCGCATAAGCATGGCTAACCCCAACCTCCAACAAATTCCCGCCCGCAACCCGGACATGGCAAAGAAGATACGCGGCCTGTTCTTACCGGAGGAGGGAGAGAAGTGGGCGTCTATGGATTTTGACCAGCAAGAACCCCGCATCCTGGTTCACTTTGCAAGCCTCACGAACCGTGGACTATCCGGGTCCGACGCTTTTGTCCACGCCTACCAGACCAAGGATGACACGG